GGACACGATCTATCCGACCCTCGTGTAGCGCGTTAGCCATCTCCTGCGTGTAGTAGGCGCCCTCTGAGAAGATCCTGAAGTCACCTTCCCATATATGATCATAGACATCCGGGCGCTTCTTGAGATCGTCCTGCCGCTCCTGTTCGAGTACGTCAGGGAACCACGGGTTGTCCCGCCAGTTCATCTCTACGACCTTGCACTGGTCTGGCTTGTTAACGCGGAATCGATGATGCGTAGCAGAGTGCTTGTTCTCAGGATTCCACGTAACCCATATTTCAGAGTCGTCCTCTCGCACCGTAGGGATAAGCTTCTGCCATGCCGTCTCAGTAACAGTCTCGGCCTCGTCTACCCAGCACAACAGGATGCGCGCCTTCGACTTAATGCTATCGAGGTTACGTCTTAGGCCGGCAAACACGTAGGTGATGCGACCATCCCGGGAACGTATGTAACGCTCACCGATCTCGTAGTAGTCCATCAGGCAGGGAACAGAGCGGATAGCAGACTTGACCTCTTCCATAGAGGACTCGTCCAGAGAGTTTAGGTGTTCACGAGCACAAAGGATCTGACCCTGCTTGCCAGCGACACCCCAGCGCATTCCCCATACCGCGGTCATCAGAGCGAAGGATCGTGTCTTAGCAGAACCTCGGCCACCGTATGAGCAACGGTATCTAGCCTCCCCGGTAAATAGGTCAGCTAGTTTAGGAGGTAGTTCAATCGAGACCTTTTGCGACAAGTTCAATCACCGTAGGTGGAGTCATAGAACCATCGCTAGAAGAAAGATCAGCGTCTACTTGCTTTAGGTCCGGTAGCGTCTTAGCGAGCATCTTAAGCCTTAGCTCGGCTTGCGTCTTCTTCTGCTGCATCTCTGCTTGGAAGTGCTCTTGAGTAGGGTCCAGCTCTCCAATTTCATCAATTAAATCAAAGATGTATTCGGCCTTACCCCTGATGCTTAGAGCGCGTCTGTTCTCTTCATCCTTAACAGCGCGAATCTTGTGCCGTCTTGTTGTTGCCACCGTTCATTCCTCATCTGGGTGCGGTATAGATTCAGCCCAGTACAGCCCCTTGCTGCGTCCTGCGCGTACTTCTCCGTCCATAATGTCATCAGCAGTAAGCGGCCACGACTCGACAGTCATATCGTCGAATGCGACCAGTACGGTTCGTTCTTCTGCGGGCATGTTACCGGCTTCGATTACGTGCCACTTAATGTTAACCACTTGCAGCATAGCCCCCGCCTCACTGCCAATGACAGTGCTATTTTACGCTAATCCTCTGTTTTCTCAACATATTGTGGATTAGGCCCATAGATGGACTCACCATATAGATCAAACTGCCTGAGATATTTCCGCATGGTGTCGTAGTGAACACCAAAGGCCTCGGACAGCGACCATATATCAACACCCTTCTCGTAGAGCTTCCTAGCTTCGAGCATCTGCTCCTTTGGTATCTTCACAACTAACCCCCAGTTGTTTGTAATCAGGCCACCATCCATTGCAAACCATCTCGTTGTAGTGCACTTCTTGGTCGAGCGCATCTTGGTATTCGCTATCGCCAATAGCGGACAGCAGTATTATCAAGAGGACGGCTGTAACCACCATCGCCGCGTGACTGTTTATCGATAATTGCTTCATAGTAAGACCTCATCTTCTTGTTGTTGCGCAGCTTGTTTAGGGCTGCAGTCTCTATTTGCTTTACACGCTGCCGGGAAAGCCCTAGCTCATAGGCCACCTCGGTAAGCGTCATGTTGTGTTGCGGGTTGATTGGTGCTGTCATGGTGCCTCCGTTAGCGCCCACTCTTGCAGAGCGATATCGATAAGCGTGTCGGCCGCCTCATCGCTTAGTTCCGAATAGATGTGTGTAGCCATACGAGACAAAACTAGCCCGGCTATGGCCCAGTCTGGGCACTTTAGAGTCTTTGCAGTCTCTTTGACCTCAGCCAGTACCGATGCGTACAACAAAGCCATGTCCGGGTCTGTCTGTCTCTGCGGAAAGTTTCCCTGTATTACTTCTCCCATTGTATTGCCCTCTTTACTTTTTTTATGCGTGCCGGCAAGTCCTCAATATCGAACTCGTTTAGCGTTGGAAACTCTAGCTCTATGATGGACGCGATCTCGTGATCAAGATAGCGCGCCCGAAGTAGAGATAAGATGCGAAGCTCTATGTCAGCGTTCATGGTTTATTATTGCTCTCCCTATTAGTTCTGGTATTGGCGGAACGACTGCGTTACCTAAGCATTTAAGTCTGTGTGACCGATTGGGAATCCCATTAGCCACTCGACCCACGTCGGGTTCAGCGTTCCAGCTTGCCTCGTTTCCTTCACAGCGGTTGATAAGCCAATCTGCTTGCCTATCTGTATCCGCCTCTGCACTGAAGGATCTTGCATGCACCCCCTGTCTCGATTGTCCGATGCGTTCGGTGTGGGCCACATTTTTACCTGGTCTGCTAGTCGTATCTGTATCGGACTGCCGCTCTCTCTGTGCGTCTTGCCCTGCAACAAAGCCTTGGGCGTTCCGCCCGCTCCCGTATCGGGAGTTCTCCAATAAAACTTGTCTTGGGTAACAGATAATCCAGACCCTATCTCTGTGATGGTGCGCGCCAAGTTCGGAAGCTGGTATACAGTGCCATTCCGCATCATACCCGAGCGCGGAAATGTCCCAGAGAACTCGCTTAAACCAAGCTCCCCGTTCTCCATTAAGCAGGTTTGTGACGTTCTCAAAGATGGCGTATCGGGGTCGAAGCTCCCCAATAAGACGGGCGCACTCTGACCATAATCCACTGCGCGTTCCGTCTGCGATGCCTGCTTGGTTTCCTGCGACACTGATGTCTTGGCAGGGGAATCCACCTGTAATGACATCGACTCCAATTCCATCTGAAGCCAGTCGCTCTGCTGTGATTGTTTTAACGTCGTCATAAATAGGAACCTCGGGCCAGTTTTTTGCTAACACCTTTTGCGCGTATGGCTCTATCTCACAAAAAGCAACAGTCTCAAAGCCTGCGCGTTCAAGCCCAAGCGTGAAACCACCAATGCCTGCAAATAAGTCTAGTACCTTCATGGCAAAAAGGCCGCTTATGCGGCCAACTCCAAAACATCTTCATCCCAATATGTAACAGGGTAGTAAACAGTCCCGTTAATATTGCTCGAATACTCAGTGTCGATATCTATGACACCCTTCTTGATTAGTGAAGACAACGCTCCGCGCAACACTTTTGGATTTGCTGAGATAAGGTCGTCAGAATAAATGCACTCAGTCTCGAGAAGAATCTCTTTAAGAGTGTTGATGATTGTTCGCTCGTGCGTAGTAAATTCCATTGTGTTTCTCCCTTGGTTAAGGCCGCTTATGCGGCCATATCAGTAAAGTAAGAAAGCTCTGACTCAAGTATTACGTCAAAGCGCTCAGGGTCAATAAGGTATAGGTTTGTAGAAAGCTCTGACATTCGTATGGCAGTGCGGATCTCGCGCGTCCATTCTAAGCCTGCATCCGAGACTGCTGCGCGTACTGCGAGTATTGCATCTAAGTTTAACTGATTAAGCATTGTGTCTCTCCCGTTAGACAAGCCGGGACATCCCCGACACAGTTAAGATAACAACATGTGTTATAGCGCACAAGCACTTTAGAGATATTTTGCCCGTTTTGTCACTTTCTTTTGGGGGCAGTAGTCTGGGGTATGTCACCCTGCGGGTTTCCGGTCTAGTTACTGGCCGGGATAGTGCTTTGCCATTTCGAGTGCTCGCGCATTCTCCAGCTTGTTAATAGCACAGAGATCGAGATACTCGGACTCGGTAAGTCCTTTCAGTCGCCCAACGAGAATACAGACCTCTTCTAGGTTCTCGATGTGCTTATAGCCGTTGCGAGTACAGAACATGGCACGCTTTACTTTCGTACACATAGTCACCTCCATATAGGCATGACTATTATACTACATATCATGTTATAGCTACACGCCAGCCAGTCGCTGCTCTTGCTCTTTGATCCGCGCCTTATACTCAGCTATCAGGTCTTCCAGCTCTAGCGCGGTGAACTTGCGAGGCTGGTGCTTTGAGTCGATCAACTCACGCATGGCATCTAAGCCGTAGGTGTCAATCATGAATAGCGAGTAGCTATCGATGTTTCCCTTCTTAAAGCCGTTGCATTGCTTGCATTGAGGGTGGATGTTCTCCTCTACGAGCAGCGTAGCGTTATGGCCTCGGCTAACAAAGTGTCCGCCATCCATCTCCTTCCAGTGCTGTACCTTGTTACACGTAACGCACTGGCACATACCAAGGTCGTCCGCGTACTTCATGCGCACGAGCTTCTGCAGCAGCGTGGCAGCTTCTTGCTTAAGCTTGGGTACTGTCTTCGGCTTTCTCGTGGGCAATGGTGAACTTCCTCTCTCGGTGTATCGCCTTCTCGAATATACCGCACTCTACACACAGCCAGCCGCGCAGGTAATAGGGGCGCTCTTTGCCGAACTGTGGCGGCATGATGTCGTTGCACTTAATGCACCGTTGTTGCGGAATCCTCGGTGTCGTCAATTTCTTCAAACTCGTCAATGTCCCCCTGCAGAGCAGCCACCCATATCGATGAGAAGGTCTCTACGTCCATATCTATAGTGAAAGGCTCTGACTCGGTGTCGATGAAAACGTCAGTCCAATCTGCGTTATCTTTATTCGCTGCTGCTCCGGTGATGTAGCGCACCAACAGAAATACGTAACCCCCGCTTGCCAAGGGTGCGCGCATCATTTCGATCATGGCGGCTCACTCTGCAATCATCTTGTAGGAAATCGTATTATACGCCACCTGCCCGTAATCTTTGTGATATGTGATGACATTTGCTTCTCGACCACTTAGCCATCCGCCCCGGCTGCTGTAAGCGTCAGCGCTGGCTAGTGTCCGGTGCTGCTCTACAACCATTAAGTTTGTCTCTTTCTTATCGATAGAGTGATAGTGGCCCATGTGCGCATAAGCGTGCTCCGTCCTACCAAAGACCTCTCGGTACTTAGAGGCAAAGACGGTATCGACGTTAGACACCTTGCGTTTGTGGCCGTGATGGAAGAACAGCGCCGTCTTACCGAACTCATAGCAGTAGTAAGTGTCAGCAGAGTTATCAATAAACACCCGGGGCTCATTCTCGTACAGCGCCATGAGTAGCTCGCGCATCCATATCGACGAGTACGGATCATGGTTTGCGTCACACCACTTAATGTGTACGTGCTTGTGCTTTTCCAGAAGCATCCTAATGACCTGCCGGGTAACTCGTATAGTAGCCCGGACCACCTTGAAAGCACGCGAATCAGAGTCAAGTAGATGCTTAGAAGCCGGGGTCAATGGCTCTAGATCAAAATGCTGGAAGTCACCGAGCTGAGCATAAACGGCCGTATCAGCATCCGGGCTTATCCTGATGGCCTCAGCGAACCACTTAACCAGCGTTTCCTCGGCAATCTTCAAATCCCAGTCGGTATTCTGCGTCTGCCCAGAAGCGTTCACCTCGTCGCTATCAGCCAGCATGCCCATATGGTAGTCAGTGATCACGTAACAGTTGCAAAGCTTGTCAGCGTCGATCTGAGGGGCTTCTACGGGGTCTACGGGCTCGATCTCTTCAGTCATGCCCTTCACGATCTCTCGCATGACCTCTATCTGCTGCTGCGCATCCTGCTGCGTTTTAACCCACGTCATGATGGGCTTGTTGTCGGCATCGTACAGGATGGACTCGCCCTTAATAATTTGCCCCGGGGGTGCCGGGTTCACTTGATCGTGCTTGGGTGAAAAGCCCTGACGCGCACACTTGTTGTAGGCGCCTGCGAGCCTGTCCTTCACAGCCCTGCGGTCTATCTTGAGGTGTTCTGCGGTGTTTTTAATCGAGTGGCCTTGCACCCAGCAAAGCTCTACGATCTCTTTTTGTTTGTCAGTAAGGTCTATCTTCTCAAGTATTTCTTGCGCCTGCTCTGGCGTATACACATTTCCGTAGTTCATGATCCCCCCCAGAATCAATCACCGGCCGAACCTCACGTCTATGTCATGAGTCTCAGCCAAGTGTTTGGCAATGACTCGAAACACGTCGTCAACGTCGTGCATCTTTAGTTGCGTTACTGACTTCTTACCCAATAAAGCCTGTTGCACAGGGCGCCACATGATCTCTTTCACGAGCTTTCCTGTAGGTTCTATGGGTAGTGTGACCACTTGCTGCATGTCATGGCCCGAGGCCGCTAGGGTCCGGGCTATGTCGTCGCAATAAGCATGTATTGCCTTGTTCTGTTGTGACGTTAGTTTTGGCTCTAAAATTTCGTACACCTTGCCTGCGTCTCTGTGCTCCATGATGTACTGACAGAGCTGCTCTGCTTGGTATTTATTATTGACCACCCAGCGCTGGCTCATGCCTCGACCCTCTCGCCTTCATAGCTCATATACTGGCCGTATTTAGCCAGACAGTGCTGTCGAAAAGATTCAGATTGTAAGTAGTCGTGAGTC